AAGCACCGGCGTACAACAGACCGTTCGCGCTGAGATAATGACCCTAATGCCTCAAATCTCAAACGCTGCTAAATCAGCAGTTGCAGAGGCAAGATTACGTGGCGGCTCATTCGGCGCTGCAATGAGGTAAATATGGCAATCTCTTATCCAGTCACTTTCCCAGCCTCAATTGGCGTCAGCTCAATAAACATTCGGGCTAAAACCGTAGTTGGGGTTAGCTCGTCACCATTTACTGGGCAACAGCAAGTCTATAAACACCAAGGTCAATGGTGGGAGGCGGAGGTGAGCCTGCCACCAATGAAGCGAGACGAGGCCGAGCAGGTAGTTTCGTTTCTTATCAAGATGAATGGTCAATATGGCACTTTCTTGATGGGTGACTTTCTAAGCACGGCGCCCAGAGGCATTGGTACTGGAACGCCACTTGTAAACGGTGCAAGCCAAGCGGGTGATGAATTGGTCACTGATGGCTGGACTGTAAGCACAACCGGCATACTGAAAGCCGGTGATTGGATACAGCTAGGCTCCGCTTCTACCTCTACATTGCACAAGGTTTTGGACGATGTAACCAGCGATGGGTCGGGAAATGCCACGTTAAACATATTTCCTAATTTGCGCTCGTCACCTGGTGACAATGCAGTAATCACAATCAGCAGTCCTAAAGGCCGGTGGCGCTTGGCCAGCAATGAGACAGACTACGCAATTGACAACGCCAGCATCTACGGCATGACCTTCGCCTGTATTGAAGCATTATGAGAGACATTACAACAGGTGTACAGACAGCCATTGAACAAACAGAAGTTGCGCCAATACTTCTGTTTGAAGGCTTGTTTTCTTCTGGCTATGTGAGGATTTGGTCAGGCTATGGCGATTTGTCCTATGGCGGCAACGTGTGGACTGGAGTTGGCTCACTAGGTAGCGTCTCAGCAGTTCAGGAGACAGCAGAGGTTCAGGCCAACGGCATAACGGTCTCATTGACCGGCATACCTTCTGAATTTATATCATTGGTGCTGAACGAGTCAGAGCAAGGCAAGTCTGGCAAAGTCTTTATCGGCTTTATGGACGTAAACAACGCGCTGATTGCAGACCCCTACATGATGTTTGAGGGCAAGCTGGACATTCCGGCCATTGCCGAGGAGGGTGAAACATCTGTTGTAAGTATTACTTACGAATCACGCTTAATAAACCTGCAACGCCCACGCGAAAGCCGTTATACAAACGAAGAACAGCAGCACGAATATGCAAACGACCTTGGCTGTGAATATGTGCCAGCAATGAAAGAAGTCACCCTTACATGGGGTCGGGCATGAGGGTAGAGGGATGGGAGCGCATCCTGCAAAACAGGATTGAAAACGCGCAACCTTTTGATTGGGGCACTAACGACTGTTGCATGTTCGCTGTGAGCGTCGTAGAGGCGATTACAGGCGTTGACCACGGCATAGCCTACCGAGGCTACAAAACAAAGCGAGGAGCCGCCTCAAGGCTTTTAAAGGCAGGTGGCGTTGAGGCCATAGCAACCAATGCGCTTGGAGAGCCAAAACAAAGAAAAATGGCAAGGCGTGGCGATGTAGTTTCGTTTGCGTGTGCGCAAGAAGTGTCGCTTGGTATCTGCAATGGCGATAAAATAGCGGCAGTGTCTGACGATGGTTTGGTGTTGTTGCCGATGAGTCAGGCATTAAAGGCTTGGAGCGTATAAATGGCAAAGGCAGTAAAAGCAGCGATAATTGTTGCGGCAGTCGCCACCGGCGTTGGTATGTTGGTCGCGCCTGGACTTATTGCGGGAGCAGGCGCAATTGCCGGACTTGCTGCTGGTACGGCTGGTGCTTACTTTGCAACCACATTTGTATCAACCCTGGTGCTAGGCGCTGTCTCTAAGGCAATGGCCAAAACGCCAACAGGCGCATCCATTACCCAGCAAGACAAAACCGTAACATCGCGCCAGCCAATAGCGCCGCACAACGTTATTTATGGTAGAACCCGCATAGGCGGCACGATTCTTTACATGGAATCAACCAATGCAAACAAATACTTACACGTTGTTGTTGCTATAGCAGGTCACGAAATAGACGAGGTTGAAAAATTCTATTTCAACGACGCAGAGGTCACGATTGACGGCTCTGGCAACGTAAATGCAGGACAATACAAAGACAAGGCAAGGATTAAGTACAAGCTAGGCACTGATGACCAAACCGCCTTTGCTGACTTGGTTGCAGAGTCTGACAGCAAATGGACTAACAACCACCGAGTGCGTGGTCGGGCTTTAGTTTATATGCGCCTTGAGTACGACCAAAACGTATTCATTAACGGCGTGCCAAACTTGTCTGTTGTTGTTCGTGGCAAAAAGGTTTACGACCCGCGCACAGAGACAAGCGTTTGGTCTGCAAACCCAGCTTTATGCGTAACCGACTACTTGACCAACAACAAGTACGGCATGGCGGCTGTTTACGCAAACGAAATAGACGAGGAAGCCTTAATTGCGGCGGCTAACATTTGTGACGAAGATGTAACCAAGGTGGGTGGCGGCACGGAAAACCGCTACGAGATGCATGGCTCTTTTGCCACATCAAGCCAGCCAGAAGACATAATTAATCAAATGGTCTTTGCAATGGCAGGCCGTTGCGTTTGGTCTGGTGGCGTTTGGCGCATTTTGGCAGGTGCTTATTACACGCCAACGTTGACATTTGATGAGGGCGACTTGCGTGGCGGTATCAAGGTTCAGTCCCTGGTATCGCGCAGAGAGTCATTCAACGGTGTGAAGGGCGTTTTTGCCTCTCTAGACGACAACTACATACTCAGCGACTTTCCACCTATAAACTCTGCTGTTTTTGTTGCCAAAGACAACGGCGAAGAAAACCTAAAGTCAATTGAGTTGCCATTTACCACCTCTGCAAGCATGGCGCAGCGTTTGGCCAAGATAGAGCTATTAAGGGCAAGACAGCAAATCACGGTTGCAATGCCAATGAAGCTGGTTGGTATGAAGGCCAACGTCGGCGACATTGTTCAAATCAACAACACACGGATGGGTTGGTCAAGCAAACCTTTTGAGGTTGTAAGTGCAAACATTGCTTTTGGCGAAACTGTTGGCGTTGACATTGATTTGCGCGAAGTCTCTACTGATGTTTACGACTGGTCTACCAGCGAAGAACAGGCATACGACCCAGCCCCAAACACAAACCTGCCAAGTGCAGTAAATACAGACCCAGTGGGCTTGTTAATTACCGACACGCTAGAAATTAGCGCGGAAACCATTGTCACCAAGTTGGTTGTTACTGTTTCCGGCAGTGCTGTGTTTCAAGACCGATACGAGGTGCAAGCCAAACCTTCTACGTCTGACGATTTTTTAAATTTAGGCCAAGCCTCTGGAAATATATTCCAGCTTGCAAACGTCATTGACGGGGCTATTTACAACGTCAGGGCTAGGTCTATAAACGTTCTTGGTGTTCGTTCAGAGTGGGCTACCGGCGACCATGAGGTTATTGGCAAGACTGCACCACCTGAGAACGTGACAGACTTCACAATCAACGTTATTGGCACGCAGGCTTACTTGACCTGGACACCCGTGGGCGACCTTGACTTGTCGCACTACAGAATCAGGCACTCTCGTCAAATATCTGGCGCAACATACGCCAACGCTGTTGACCTTATAACCAAAGTACCAAGGCCAGGAGTATTTGCAATTGCTCCGGCAATGACTGGCACTTACTTTATTAAGGCGATTGACAAGCTAGGCAACGAATCATTGGCCGCAGCGTCCACTATTGCAATCATTGAGGATATTAAAGACCTCAATGTAATTGCAACCATCACAGAAAGCCCAGGCTTTACAGGCACTAAAACCGAGTGTAGCGTCACAGAGGATGGCTACCTAATCTTGGATACCGCAAACGATTTTGATGACGTTACAGGGCTGTTTGATGACGCTGATGGTGACTTTGACGGTGGTAGCGGCAACGTTTCAACCATTGGCACATACGAATTTGCAGATATATTTGATTTATCACAGGTTTATACAAGCCGTGTAACGGCAAATGTTACAAACGTTCGCCTTGATTACATCAACTTGTTTGAAGATGCCACTGGCAACTTTGATGAGCGGGCAGGCTTGTTTGATGGAGACCCAAACACCTACGGCGATACAAACGTGACTTTGTACGTCTCCACTACTGATGACAACCCATCTGGCACGCCAACTTGGTCAGAATTTAGGCCATTTTTTGTCGGTGATTACAAAGCACGTGCGTTTAAATTTAAGGCTGTGTTAAGTAGTTCATCTGGCGAATCAAGCCCAGAACTTAGGTCTTTGTCTGTCAGTGTTGATATGCCGGACAGGGTTACATCTGGCGATAACCTTTCTACGAGCGCCAGCGCTTACGCAGTAACTTTCAACAAAGCGTTTAAACAGACACCGGCAATAGCAATCACTGCTGAAAACATGGCGCAAGGCGACTACTACGAAGTCACCTCAAAGTCAGCTTCAGGCTTTACAATAACGTTTAAAGATTCTGGTGGCTCTGCTGTGGCTCGAACTTTTGATTATGTCGCCAAAGGTTACGGCGAACTCACAACCGCATAGAGGTAAAAATGGCACAACACGACATGACTATTGCGAATCAGGGCTTTCCTGCTTTTCGCGCTGACCTAAACGACGCATTGCCAGCATTGGCAAGCAACAGCTCTGGCGCAACAGCGCCTAGCACTACCTTTGCAAATCAATTTTGGTATGACACTGCAAACAACACGCTAAAACAGAGAAATGAATTAAATACTGATTGGCTTGATATTTTTGAAATAAATCAGTCAACAGGAGTTTTAAATTTTTTATCCCCAGAAATTGGCGGGGCAACTGCAACAACTCAATCGTCTGACAATGATTCAACAAAGGTTGCGACAACTGCTTTTGTTAAATCTGTTGGCGCAGTCTCTTATGGATTGTTCCGCAAGGCCAACCCAGACACTGTAGCTTGGACAAAGACCGGCGCTGGCACAGCAACAACAGCGACAATTCTTTATGTAGAGGTCAATGGCGTGCTTCGCACAATTTCCAGCGGCACAAGCATTACTATGCCAACTTTTGCCGGTGGCACTGATTATGCAATTTGGTGTAAGCCTGACGGCACACTGGAGGCCACGAGCAACCACACCAGCCCACCTGTTTCCGATTCTCGCAAGGTAGGCGGCTTTCATTACGCCCCAGGCGGCAACGCCACAGGCACAAGCGGGGGAGATACAACACCTGCAATCAATGAATATTCCCTTTGGGATTTGAAGTGGCGTCCTGCCTGCCCAGACCCACGCGGCATGACGTTAGTGGGTGGCGGCTTTTGGTCTGACATCTACCTAACAGGCGTGGACGCTATCACCAACGGCTCAAGCAAATACAACGTCACTATGGCTGACGGCTCAAGCCCACCAAAAGTGCCCACGATGTTCGGCGGCAACGGCTCCACTACATACGGCTCTTACACATGGTTTGAGGCGCAAGAATTTTCTACGGCATTTGGTAAGCGGACAGTTACACAGCAAGAATACATGTCGCTGGCCTATGGCACCACGGAGGCATCGTCTGTTGGCAGCGACCAAGGTAGCACCATCCTTAATGCCGCCTACACATCCAAGTGGGGCGTCATGCAGTCGGCTGGCGTGCTGTATGTGCGGGGGCGCGACCGTGGTGGGCCATTCGCTAGTGCGGCATGGAACGCCAACACGGAAGGCCGTGGCTCGGAATACAACGCGCCCAACTCTGCGCGATTTGGCGGCAGCTGGGACAACGGCTCGAACTCCGGGTCGCGCTGCTCGGGCTGGTTCTACGCTGCCTCGATCTCGGGCGGCAGCATCGGGTCGCGCTTTGTCTGTGACCACCTGCAACTTGACTAAGCAGGGCGAAAGCCTTGCGTTTAGATGCAACCAATAAAGGATTCAGCTTGTTTCGATCAAATGGCAATAGTGGAAAAATACGAGAGGGTTATCTCGTATCTGTACCCTATTGCCCAGTCAATACCGAGAAAACATGGAGTGGCGAGGGATATGTTTTTGCAATGCCTGATGGGTGTGCCCGACACACTTGTGCAAGCTGGCAAAAGCAATCAAGTCTCAAAACTCTACGCCGCAGACGCACAGCTTGCTCATCTGCGGTTTTGGGTGCGCTTTCTGGTTTCGATCAAGTGTTTAACAAAGCACCAGCAAGAGACATCACAAGTGTTAATTGCAGAAGTTGGGGCGATGTTGGGGGCTTGGCTCAAGCACAGAAAAGCACAAGGGCAGTCTGGATAACAACTCTGCGCTATTTGGCGGCAACTGGAACAACGGCTCGAACTCCGGTTCGCGCTGCTCGAACTGGAACAACGCTGCCTCGAACTCGAACAACAACATCGGGTCGCGCTTTGTCTGTGACGACGTACATCCAACGCTCTGCCAACGCTCCGGCTTGGCAGGCAGACCAATCCACATGTGGTCAGCCAGCGCTGTCCTGCTTCGGCAAATACATTTCGGGGTTCGGCATAACGCCTAGTAGGAAATCCAAAAGCGCAGCCGACTTTTTTATGCCAAAAAAACACCGCAATCTGATTGACCAAATCGTGTCTTTGGACAACCTCCAAGAGGCGTACCGCAAAACATCCAAAGGTAAAAAAATGACCTTTGGTTATTTGGAGTTTAAAGAGTACGACCAAGCCAATCTGCGATTGATTCAGCAAGAGCTTGCTGATGGGGCTTACAACATTGGTGGTTATCGTCAGTTTACTATTTACGAACCAAAGCCAAGATTAATATCTGCGTTAGATTTTAAAGACCGCTTGGTGCAGCATGCTTTGTGCAATGTTATCAGCCCTATTTTTGAGAAAACTCTAATGCCGCAGACATTTGCTTGCCGCGTAGGAATGGGAACCCATGCTGGAGTGGCTTTTGTTCAAGCCCGCATGAGGAACTTAGATTCCAAGTATTTTTTAAAAACAGATTACTCCAAGTTTTTTCCAAGCATAAACCGTGCCGTGTTGCACAAAATGATTGACCGCAAAATTGATTGTGATAAAACGCTGCGTATCTTGCGCGAGACCATCCCAACTGAAGGCAAGGGCATACCTATTGGCAGCCTGACAAGCCAACTTTTTGCCAACGTGTATGGCAATGCCGCCGACCGATTTATTCACTTTGACCTCAAGCAGCGCCATTGGGCGCGTTACATGGACGACATTGTGATTCTTGGCGACGACAAGGACGAGCTAATGGACTCGTTTTTAAGGTTAAATGATTTTTCAATGGAACACTTAAGGCTGCGCATCGGCAAATGGCAGGTCTCACCCACCAGCCGTGGCGTAAACTTTTTGGGCTACCGGATTTGGAAAAACCACAAACTGCTTCGCAAAGACTCAGTGCTTCGCGCAAAGCGTAAAATTGCAAGATACATTGGCAATCAAGACGAAGAATCTTTGACTAAGTTTTTGGCATCGTGGTCAGGCCATGCAAAGTGGGCTGACACTCATCATCTTTTTAATTGGCTGGAGCAAAAGCATGGCATCACTGCATAAAACTATCATAAACACCCTCGCTGACT